TCGTGGCCGGTGCGGGACAGAAGCCCCCCGATCAGAGCTTGAGGGTCTTGAAAGCGTTCGACGTGATGACGTCGGCGCCAACACGCTTCGTGGCGAACCAGCCGCTGTTGCCGTTCGGCAGGTTGGCGCTGGTGCCGGTCAGGTACGGAATGAACCCGATGCTCGTTCCGACACGATCGACCACCTTGTACCCGGCAGCGAAGTCGCCGAGGATCGTGACGTAGTCGTTCGAGCCGGACACGATGGTCGTGTCCATGTCCTCGGCCTGGTACGTCGGGTATCCGATCAGCTCGGCCGGCGTGCCACCACCGAACGACACCCAGAACGCGTGGTACACGTCAGAGGTGCCGAGCTGGCGGATGTCGTTGTAGGTGGCCTTCGCCGCCAGGAACGACGCGTTGCGACGCCAGCGGGCGCCGAGGTTGTCGTCGAGGGCGTAGATGTCGGCGGCGACGAGGTCGGCGGCGCCAGCGTCACCGCTGGAACCCACGACGACGGGACCGGTGCCAGACAGGCGGGTCACGACACCGAACGGCTGCGAGGAGCCGGTACCGGTCGTGAACGCCGTGGCCTCGAGGCGATCGAAGGCGTCGCCGATGAGCATGCCGATGTCGTTGAAGGATGCATCGGAGATGACCTCCATCGACCCCTGCACGAACGCACCCATCTTGTGGGCGGTGATCGTCGGTGCGGCGAAGGTCGGCGAAGCGTCTGCGGCTTCGCTGCCCTCACCGAGCCACTCGGCGGTCACGCCGGCGCTGGTCACGCCGTCCCACTGGTCGACGGTGATCGACGCGTGGCCCGAGATAGACCGGATGTCGTTCACGGTGCCGGCGTTCGTGAGCACGATCGTCGGGTCGAGGAACTGCGGCACGAGGTAGCCGCCGTTCGCTGCGGTCAGCGACATCGCTGCACGGAACTCGCCGAGGCGGGTCGCAGCGTGCGGGTTCCGCAGGTGAGCCTCGAACGCCCGCAGGTACTCGGGCGACGTGGTCTCGATGATCGCCTCGTTGACCTGATCGGCGTCGTACTGGCGGGACGAGCGACGCTCAGCCGTCTGAGTGGCGGCCTCACGCACATCGTCGCCCATGTAGGCGGGGACGTGCTGCTCGATGACGTCGAGGGCACGGGCACGCAGCTCGGCGCTGCGCTCCTCGCCTCGAGCCGGGACGCTCGACATGTCGAACGGGTCGGTGTGGGTGTTGACGTTCGGCACGCTGCGCTCCGGTGCTGGGGTGGTCGGCTCCTGTGCCGCGGGGGTGCGGACAGCGAACTCGCGGGCTTCGGCCTCTCGGGCTTCGGCCTGGGCGAGAGCGGCGTCGCGCTCCTTGACTGCGGCGACGCCGTCGTCCCAGGTGGCCTGGGTGGCGTCGTCGAGCGGACCGTCGGACCGCTCGTGAATGTCTGCGAGACAGGCGGACAGGTAGTCACGCTCAGCCTGGATTGTCTTGATGGACACGGTGGTGTCCCCTTTCAAGAATGGAGGGCGAGCAGCGCGAGTGCGCGTGCCCGTTCTGACTCGTCCAACCCAGAGGGCTGGGGTTCACCGCGACCGACGGCCTGCGATGGATCGGGCTTCGGGTCGTCTGCACCGACGGCGTCAGAGCGACCTAGGAGGAGCTGCACAGCGAGGGCCTTGCGGTCATCGTCGGGCAGATCCAGGAACGGGTTGAGGTCCGCAGAGCGGACAGCAACCGATGTCGATGAGTAGGCGGGCCACACGACGGGGCCGCACTCGAGAACGTCACAGCGGGTGATGGTGCGAAGATCGACGTCGCCGGTGCGGGACGTCCACGTGTCGCCACCGTCGCCGACCCGGAACCGGAACGACATGCCGTCGATGGCACCCGAGGCGATGGCGTCACGGACCGGCTGCACCATCCAGTTGTCGTGGAGGCGGGCTTCGACGTACAGGCCACGGTCGTCTTCTGACATGCGCTTGATGACACCGAGCGGCATCGAGCCGAGCGCCGGGTTCTTGCCGTGATCGAACTGGAGCTTTGGGGTGCGGGCCTTGATCGACTCGGCGAACGCGCCTCGTTCGATCTGCTCGTCGAACGTGCCTTCCCACGAGTCGATGCGGGTCGGGTCACCGAATACGGCCGCGTACCCGGACAGGGTGAGGCCGTCGCCGGTGTCGTCTGCACGTTCGATGTCGAACGCGACGGAGCGCGTGAGTTCCATTCGACCAATCCTCACGAGGTGGGGGTAGAGGGGGCCTGGTCGGGCACAGGCGTAGGGGCAGCCATCGGTTGCAGCTGCACAGATGTCAGACCGGAATGGGTGCCGATCAGCAGAGCCGGATCGTTCGACAGGACCGCAGCGACCGCAGCGTCAGCACCGAAGCCAGCCTCGATGTGCTGACGGATCGCCGACGCCTGCTTGCCGGCGATCTCGGCGGCATCCTTGAGGTCTTCCCGCAAGAACCCGATGTCGGTGTCGTCGTACCAGAGGCGGGCACCGGCAGGGGCACGCACCAGCTTGGCGAGCGCCGCACACAACGAGCGGACGTGCGGCCGATACCAGCCGTCAACGAACAGGCGACGGGCCTGCGAGAAGTTGCCGGCGTTGAGACTCGAGCCGGACAGCCCTTCGGACACACCAGCGACGATGGCAGGCACCCTGGCGGCGTTACAGATCCGGGTCTCGTAGACGCCCTGGAGCGCCTTGTAGTCGAGGTCCTGCAGGCGGGCACCGACGACCTGCACATCGGCACCAGCGGCCAGATAAAGGGTCTTCCAAGCGTTCGACGCGCCGCTGTGCGATGACTCCATCGCCTCACGGATCTCGTCGAACTGTTCCTTCGACTTGACGCTCTCCGGGAACTTGATCGCCAGGTTGGGGGTCGCGGCGTTGTCGAAGAACTTCTGCTTGTGGATCGTGGCAGCCTGATCGGCCATCACCTCACGGATCACCGGAGTGAGCCACGACATGCCCCGGTAGTTCGCTGACGGGTCAGGGATCGGCGACCAGTGCGCGATCTGCTTCGGAGCGAACGTCTCGACACGGTCAGACCCCGGCGCCTTGAACTGATAACCGACGACGTCAGCATTCCATGCTGTGCCGGCGTGCTCCGGGTCGGTGGCAGACGACAGCAGGATCGTCACACAGTCGGGGCGGAGGCGACGAAGGCGCCCACCGTCACGCACTACGTAGGCGTTGCCGGCGAGCGTCACGTCCTGCTCGAGCCGGGTCAGCAGCTCGCCCGTCGTGCCGTTGTCCCACGGCTCCTCGAGCACCCGGAGGTCAGCGTTCCCGAACAGCTTCTTGTCGGTCAGGTTCCGCCACTTAAACGTCGTCTCCGACAGCAGCATCGTGCGGGCCATCGACGCAGCGAACACGACACCGTCGGCCTTGTAGACGGCCTGCGTGTACGCCAGGAAGCTGTTCTCGGGCATCTCCGACGAGGTCGACCCCATCGTCGTCATCGGCAACGAGTACGTGTTGCCGCCAGTCGAGAACGTCGCCTGGTACATCTGGCCGAGGTAGTCAGACATCGACAGGCCACCCGACCGGGCAGGCGCTTCTGACCGGCCCGTCTCGAGTGCGTCAACACGCCGGAAGAATCGGGCGTCAGCAGAAGTTTCGATCACGCCCACGCTCCCAGGAAAGTGACTGGCTCTTCTTGGCGTGCCATCGCTTCTGCGACAGCCATCACCGCAGCGATCCCGAGGTCAATGTGACGCTCAGACGCTTTGTGCTCTTTCGTTGGACGGGCACCACGGGCGTCGACGCGCAGCACCATGTTCTCCACATGACGCGCCAGACGGGGATCACCATCGTGGGTGACGTGCCCGTCGATCACGCCGTCGTAGAACTGCTTCCAGGCCGGCACCATGCGAGCCACACTGTTCGGCATCTCGAGCACAGGGATGCCCTCATCCTCGAGACGGTCGAACGTTGGCTTCCATCCGGCCGGGTCGATCACGACCGTTCGCACATCAAGCTCGTGACGGACCGCTTCGATGATGCGGGCCTCAACGTCGCCGATCGGGACTCGCCACTCGACCGCTTCCGGTGGCCGCTCCCACAGATCGACGACCCACAGGTGATGCGGTGCGTCGACCGTGCACGCCACCAGTGCGGTGCTGTCACCGTTCCAGGACCCGTCGAAGCCGAGCACCACCGACCCGCTCGGGGAACGATCGAGGTCTTCAGCGTCATCCCACCGGCCATGAGGCAACGCCGAATCCATCGACGTGACCCACACGTTCGTTCGCTTCGTGCGGAACTCCGACTCCGGGGTGCGAGGCAGCGACGATATGAAGTCCTCAACAGAGATGAGCGGCGGGTC